TTAAAATTCCTTTTTTAATCAGATTTTGGCGATACTTTATTACGGAGTCTTCAGACAAATTAGTGTCTTTGCATATTCTAGCGATGCTAGGCCAGCATTCTCCTGATTCACCACAGCGATCAGCAATTGCTAATAAGATTAGTTTTTCAAAGGGGGAAACTGCAGATTTTGGTAACTTCCAGACGTAACGGGTAGCATCAACTGACATTTTTATTTACCTTGTGGTTGCATTAACACAAGGCATCCATTAAAATCCACTTACTCTTTGAGAGAGTGTTGTTGTTAGTGATTGGATGCCTTCGACTTGACGTTGCCACGTGTCTGCGTGGCATTTGTTCAACCTTGCCATGTTAAACAGAATCAATTAAATAATCTATTGAAATTACTTGTAAATCTAAAAAAACTACTGCAGTATAAATTGTCTGGTTTTCCCAGTTTTTCCAGATTATCGCAAGTTGTCCTAACTAAGCCCGTCTTCCTAGCGGGCTTTTTTGTTTGTGCTGATTAACAATGTTTGCTAGGATAAATGAAAATTTATAAGGACTATCAAATGGCTAGACCAGAAAACACAGAAAAAAAGACCCGCGTTCCGGTTGTTACTGAATCAAATCGTAAGAAGCACCCAGGCTTTGTAAATCCGAATAGGGGCATTGAAGTTGCGCCAGGATTGACTATGCAAGATGTTCCCAGGGAAATGATCGTGCGTCACATGCGAGAAACTGAAAACTTTTGGAAAAGTAGATTTACTCAACAGTACGGCGGAAGCCATGGCGGATCACAATCGTTTTAAAGGATTAGTATGGCTACGTTTGAGTCTTGCGTTGATTATGTTTTAAAGCATGAGGGTGGATTGACAAAAGATGCAGCCGATCCTGGTGGGATTACGAATTTTGGGATCTCCCTACGGTTTTTGCGTGAAGTCGATCCACTTGTCTTAAAGCGCGTTGGTATCTTCGATGATGTTTCCGAAAAGGACATTGTCGATTTGACGAAAGACCAGGCTGAAAAGATTTACTATTCTGAATTTTGGCTGAAAGCTCCTTTTGAGAAAATAATAAACAATATGCTCGCCAAGTATATTTTTGATATGTCAGTGAACCTTGGAATTGCCGAAGCTGTTAAGATTACCCAGCGTGCATGTTGCGCGGCTCAAAAGATGAAAGGCTATGTTAAAGACGACGGCATGTTTTGCTCTAAGACGCTTCAAGCGATTAATCAAGCATCTTTCATGCTTATCCCTGCGCTGATTGCACAAAGAACAGGATTTTATCGTCAACTAGTTGCAGTGAATCCCCGCCATGAGTTATTCTTAGACGACTGGCTTACAAGAGCTTTTGATATTTGAAAAAGGGGCACCCATGAACTACGGTACAGACTTAAAACTGAAAAAAGGCTATGGCGGCGGCGAACATAAAGCCGGTAAAGACAAGCCCCGTATGGGTGCCGCGATGGGTCAAGGTGCTGGCATGGATGGTTATAACGCTAGTGCAGTAAACAAAGCCATGGAAAGTATCAAGGGTGGTCCTGGCAAGCCGTGTTACTACTCAGGCGGTTCTAAGATGGGGCGTTAAATGGCTATTGACCACGAAGAACATAAGATTAGGGTGAAGGCTGTTTCTGATAGGATGAATCATCCTATTACTTACAATGATGCTGGAGCGCCTAAAAAAGATTCTCAAGATCAAGTATCAATCATGCGTGAAAACCGTGAAGATATGCGAGAAATGCGCCGTGATGGCCGTTTACGTAATATGATTACTGGTGGTCGATGAACCACAAACAATACCTTGAGGCGGTACAAGAGTACCGCCTCAAGTCTGGTCATGCCGTCAACTATTATGACGGTGGAAAAGAAGAAAATCCCCCTGGTTCACTTGCAAGAGACAAAATGAATAGCTTGCTGGCCAGGGGAGATAGTAAAGCTAATGGTGCAATGAAAAATAAAAATGATTTAGGGCTGATTAACGATCCTCAGTAATATACCAATCTTCGTTTTCCTCATCACCTTGTAGCTGATATCGTTCCTCTTTGATTAACCTTAATTCTTGCTCGATTTCATCTTCATCCCCATGATATTCACCCATTACAATGCCCCCTCAGTAGCCGCCAAGATTCTTTTGCAGTTTTCCCTCAAATATATTATATCTTCGCGGGACATAGAGCGATTGTATTCATAGTCATTGAAAAGGGCTGAAAGGTTATAATCAAAGTACTCGCGGTCGTCAATTTCTTGCTGACAATTGAAAATAAAATGGGTGTCGCTTAAATCAGCCAGATTAATTTTCTGGCCACGGTTGACAATGTTAAGTTCCATGCTATATTCCTCATGTGTTAGTGATGCCCTGGTTCTCTCGCTATAGTTTGCCAGGGCGTTTTTTATTCAGGTATGAAGTCTGTGGATTTCAATTCCATAACTTGTTCAAAAGTTGGCAAGTAAATAGTTTTATATCCCTCAGAATAAATGCGGTATGTTTCATTCCTACTGCACAGTAACTCCCCTGGTGCATCCACTCTACAACGATATTCATATGTTAGATATGAATCTAATTCTTTTGCTAATTCTGCTAGTTTTACTACTATATTCATTTTTATTTCCTTTTGGTTAGTTAATCGTTATCTGGGAAGCCGCGCCCCATTGCTTTGAGTCGTTCGTATTCTTTCATGTCAACTTTAAACTTTAATTCTTTGTGACTTTCTGCTGATACTTTATCTATATGCCCAGGGCCTATGATTTTCAAAGCTGGCATGGTAAATAAATCATATGGGTCTAGTAAAAAAAAGGTTTGCTCTAGTTTCAGTATTTTGTATGCTTCAATTTGTGGTTTCATTTTATGATCCTTAGGTTAAGGCCGCTCACGCAGCCCGTAATTTATTACGCTCTTTCATGGTCACCTTCTGGCTACCATGACGTTCTCTAATTTCTTCCATTGAAAACTTCCCGCGACCATTGCTCTTGTAATCTGCTGGCCTGTAATACCATAGGGTCTTTTTAGGTGCCCAACGAAAGCCCGCAGCTTTTATAATGTCTTTATGAGGTCTTGTATCACCGTGCAGCCATACCCATGCCCCGCACACTTCGATATCAAGTCCAAGGTTAATCACTTGGTTTAAAGCGTTGTTGATCTCATCCCCGTAGCATTGTTCGCTATCATTGGCCGCGGTTCCTGTTTGCTCTTTGATTGCGTCATATGCCTGGTTGACCATTTTCATCATCTCAAGGCCTGAAGCGTTGCGATCTGGATGGTATTGACTGCACGCCTTGCGGTATGCGGTCTTGATTGTTTCCGGGGTATAGTCGCCGGTGATATTTAGGATTGATAGGGCATCGGTTAGTTTCATTGTACGCCCCTGATTGCCAGGATAATGTCTCTAATAAGCTCACGATCAATGCTGTCACATTCAAAGGCCACCTGGTAAAATAATTTTCTAACTTCAATTGCCCTTAATATTTCAGGCATGCTGACATACATATCGAATATTCCTTTATATCCGTAGTAGCTATATACATATTCTGCAAATTCTTTTTCGTTCATTGCTATATCCTCTTTTGTGTTAGTCGAACATTATAATTTGGTAATAAATAATGGCTTGTCCCAGTCACATGCCTCTTGCTCATCTTCCCAGCCATCCGGAGAATCATTAGGCTTTATTTCCCAATGCACCATGTATTCATTGTCTTGTTTGTCCGTAGCATGTGCGCTATATACATCACCATCCAAGTAAGGGTCTTTTGTTAGGGTCAAATCGTTTATTGTAGTCATTGCTATATCCTTTTGTGTTAGTGAAGCGACCCTTAGGCCGCCATCTCTATCTCTATTATTTCTATTTTATCCGTGCTGTCCCAGTCACCGCTTTTCTTCATCGCTTTTACAGTGTCCTTTGCTGATTTTTCATCTCCGTGAACTTCAAACAATTCACCGTTTAGCATTATGTGGAAGTCATTCATTTTATTATCTCGCTATGTTGTTGGTATGAGTGAAGTATAGAGCAATGATAACTTTGTGTCAAGTTAAACTTAACATTAATTTAATTTATTTTGTAAATAGTTTACAAAGTTGTTTGCATAGAACTAAACAGCAAGATAATATTGTTTAAATATTTGGATTTTTTGTGATAATCATCTTATGACTAAGAAAAAAGACAAAATTGAGCCTAGAGACCCTTACAAACTCACGCCTGAAAGATCAAAGATAGTTATAGATAATGTCCGCAGTGACTTATCATTGACCAATGCCGCAAGAATTGTACGCCTACGCCCTCAGACCCCATTAAACTGGATTACGCGTGGAAAGGAAGACAGAGCGGACAATATTGAATCACTTTATACTGCCTTTCTTGATGATTTTTACGAAGCACAGGGCTTGAAAGTTCGCGAGTTTATGCGGGATGTCGCATCTATGAATAAAGGTTGGCAAGCCGTGTCATGGTTGTTAGAAAAATGCTGTGCAGAAGATTTTGGGCGAGACTCGGAATTATATAGAGAATTGCTCGAAGATTATAAGATGTTAATGCAATCACTTATTGATCAAAACAAAGGTGTCAACCATGGCGGCTAAAAAGGATTGGATCAAGGGCGCGATAAAACATCCTGGCGCATTGCGAAAAGAACTAAAAGCAAAGCCTGGTGAACCAATCCCCGCGAAGAAACTAGCCGCTGCAGCCAAGAAGCCTGGAAAAGAAGGCAAACGAGCTCGACTCGCTGAAACTTTAAAGAAACTTAATAAATGAAAGGACTAGTATGGGTATCTTGACTAAATTTTTAGCAACTCATATTTTAAAAGGCATTGAATCCGAATTTATCACCTCAGAGCCAGAAATTCAGGCAATACTATTGGCTGAGGTCAAGCTATTGGCAGGTGATTTAAATGCCTGGATTGAGAAGAAAGTGTCCATTACCAAATAGGCTTATTGTGTACATTAAAGTATTTGAAAACAGACAATCATCTAAAAGCTATTTATTACAGTATAGATTGAGTGCTGAAAATGCCGAGTTAGATAGGTTTCATTTACAAAACCAAGAGCATGAAAGTATCATTATAATAGAGTCCGAGCTGTTTAAATCACTAGATAAACTATTTAAGGCAAATAAAAATGAAGATGCAAAAGAAAGATGCAAAGAAAATGGAATCTAAAATGATGGACAAGAAGATCAAAGAGTCTGAGAAAAAAGACATGAAGTCAGACGCTAAAATGATGGATGATAAGATGAAGAAGAAAAAGTAGTCATGCCTTTCAAGTCGAAAGCCCAGGCCAAGGCCTTATGGGCTAAGAACCCAAAAGTAGCGCAAGAGTTTGCGGATGCTACGCCTAACATTAAAGCGTTGCCTGAGCATGTGAAAAAGAAAAAGACCAAATCTAAAAAAGGGAAGTAACGATGGACAATATTGAAGACAAAAAGAACAATCTAGAAATTATGCGACAAAGTTTTATTGCCCTAATGAATGTTGTTATGCAATTACCATCAGCACAGATTCAAAAGCAACAAGCGTTGCTAAGGTTCGATGAAGCGCATATGTGGATGCAAAACGGTATTATGAGCTATGCCGCGCCTGTCGAATCAATACCAACGAGTGAGTTAGCTGAACATCATGCTATTAATGTCGATCCAGCACCTCAAGTACAAGAACAACCATCAGCAGAATAATGAGCGATAAACCAAAAAACCCAGCTATGTATCTTGCCTTCAAAAATGCGTTTGAGGGCATCCGGCGTGAAGAACCAAAAGAAGATTATGTAATCAATCGCGTACAGAAAGCGCCGTTTGTTGGAAAAATTCCAATAGAAAAGATCCAAGCCGCTGTAAACTCAGTGAGAGCAAAAGATGAAGATTAAAAGCGTAAAAGAGATGAGCGAGCTAGAACGTGCTATTGTCAATATGGTATGGAACGACGTTAAAGACCAACCATTGTATGCAAACTGGCGTAGGTACGAGCGTGGCTTTACACATGAAAACAAGAAATATCGATATAAGTGTCAATTCAAGATTGAAGATGGTTTTTTGCGTCTACTCGATGCTGAAATTGAACATGAGCAAGTTGTCTTGGATATCATGCACTAGGAACAATAGATTATGGCAGACTTATTTAAAGCGGTTGGACTCGTAGACTTTTTCTTAACATTCAGCATTAAAACATTACTTTTCGTAGGGCTCATCCAAGCAAACTCAATAGCGTGGTATTTATTACATGGCTAATCCAGTTGATAACGTTAACCATCCAAAACACTATTTATCTCGCGAAGTTTATTGCCCCTGTAATTGCGAGTGCTTGCCATTAAAACCTATAGAATGCATTGATATCACACGCCACTTTAATTTCAACCTAGGCAATGCAATCAAATATATTTGGCGTTGTGATTCGAAGCACAACAAAAAAGAAGATTTACAAAAAGCTATTTGGTACTTACAAAATGAGATTGATCATTTACCCGCATTAGAAAGAACCGACAAACCTATAAAGCCACCATTAGATAATTGGTGCAGAGTGTGCGACAGATGGGTCAAGTCAATAAGAGACCACTTTATGTGGCACGATTCATACGGGGAATTAATACCTGCACCGGCAAAGAACTGCATACATTGTCATAGAGAGAATATTGAGGATGTTGCGCATATCTTCGCATGTATCAAGAACCCAGTTAATCTATGATCCACGTATTTTGTTTTTATAATATATCATCCGGAATTCAAGCAAGATTATCATTCAGTAAAATATTTAAACATTGCAACATTATTACATTTGACGGCGAAATATGGCTAGCTACTGAATTAGATTCGCAGGGCATACATAACAGAAAGATAAATGTTTCACGTGGAACATCTTTGCTAAGAGGATTGATGTACATAGAAAGCCTGGTAGCAATAGTCGTTGTTAATGTTGAGTATCGAGCCATAACGAGATGGAAACCATACATTGTACGAAGCTGTAACGAACTTGACCGTTATATATCAGGCGTTAACATTGGGTTTACGTTTAACCCTAAGCAACTGTACAATAAGCTTTTAAGAAAGAACGGCAATAATTATAGAGTGCTGTATCATTGGAGGCGATAGAATGGGGTTTTTTGGCGGTAATGGTAACTCAGGCGGTCAAGAAAGCCCGCGTTCCAACTCAGATGAGTTAATATCCCAACAATTTAAAGCAAACCAGGCCGAGATTGAAGCAAAGAAGAAATCTTTATACACTGAGCGACTCAATATTATTAAATCCCAGGGCGGTCAAGACTGGCACCCTAAGAGGTAACTATGCAACCGCCTGAAAATTTCCATAAGCTAAACGAAAGGTTCCAAGAGGCACGCTACTATAAAGACCGTTGGCTCGCTCTTTATAAGAACCTTTATCTTTATGTAATACCTGATCGCGATGCATTCAATATCAAGTTTAATTATACGGATACAGGCAAGCCTGTGACCCAAATGATTTGGGACAATACGGCGATGATTTCAGCATATCAGC